CGACAAGGTCAAGTCCGACCTGGAGTTCGAGGGTACGCTCGCCGCCAAGGAGGCGGAACTGCGGGCTGTGGTCGAGAAGGCCGCCCCCGCCCCGGCTGCGGCCCCTGTGGCCGAGCAGCCGAAGAAGGTCGAGATTCGGGCGGTTCACCCGCATCACACGACCCTGCGGGCGTTCAACGACTCGGCCGACGCCGTCGAGAGCGCCTATCGCTGCGGCCGGTGGCTGCGGGCGACGGTGTTCAAGAACGCCGACGACCTCCGGTGGTGCCGTGACCACGGCGTCGAGGCCCGCGCCCTCAACGAGGGCAGCAATTCGGCGGGTGGCGCTCTGGTTCCCGAGGAGTTCGCCAACCGGGTGATCCGCCTCGTCGAGACCTACGGCACCTTCCCCGGCTCGGCCGAGAACGTGTCGATGTCGCGTGACACGATGGTGATCCCGAAGCGGCTCACCGGCACTACGGCCTACTTCGTGGGCGAAGGGTCGAGCGTCACCGAGAGTGAGCCGACCTACGGCAACGTGTCGCTCGTCGCCAAGAAGTTGGCGGTCGGCTGCCGGATGAGCACCGAGGTCGTCGAAGACGCCCTCGTCTCGCTGGCTGACGCGGTGGCCGCCGAGTTCGCCACAAGCCTGGCCTACCGCATCGATCTGTGCGGCTGGCTCGGCGATGGCACCAGCCAGTACGGCGGCATCAACGGCATCGTCAACAAGATCAACGACGGCACGCACACCGCCTCGGTGGTGTCGGCTGCGTCGGGCAACACCGGCTTCGAGACCCTCGACGTCGAGGACTTCCTCGCCGCGATGGGCAAGTTGCCGCTCTTTGCCCGTCAGGGTGCCGCCTGGTACGTCTCGCCCGCCGGCTACGCCGCGAGCATCGCCCGCCTCAAGTATGCGGCTGGCGGCAACACGGTGGACAACCTCGGCCGCGATGCCGGCGAGTCCTTCCTGGGCTACCCGGTGCGGATGGTGCATGTGCTCAACAGCACCCTCGGCGCCGACAGCAACAAGGTGAAGGTGCTGTTCGGGAACATGAACCTGTCCAGCATCTACGCCCGGCGGCGTGACTTCTCGGTGCGGCTGTTCGATCAGGTCTACGCGACCACCGATCAACTGCTCCTCCAGGGGACCATGCGGTTCGACATCAACCACCACAGCCTCGGCACGACGAGTGAGGTCGGTCCTGTGATCGCCCTCAAGTCGGCCTGATCAGTAGACACAAGGAGCACCTAGAGCATGATCCACTCCCAGAATCACAAGGTCGTCGCTGAACTGCCCACCGCGGCTGTCGGTGCGACTGCGACCGCCTCGCTGACGATCGACACCATCGGCTACGACCACGCCAGCGTGACGGTCCTTCGGGCCAGCAACGCCAGCACGGTGTTTGCCAACGTCGTGAAGGTCGAGGAGTCCGACGAGTCCAACGCGAACTTCACCAACGTCACGGCCCTCGTGGGCGGCGGCACTGGCGGGTTCTCGATCCCGGCGGTGAGCAACACCAATGCCGCGGCCGTGATGAAGATGGACATCGACACGCGGGCCAAGAAGCGCTATCTGAAGGTGTCCTACACCCCTGGTGCGTCGGCCAACGTGGCGATCGTCGGCCGTCTGGGCCGTGCCGAAGAGTCGCCCGTGTCGAACTCCGACGCTGGCGTCATCGGCCGGGTTGTTGGCTAGTCCCGTACAAGCGGGACGGCCATGACGGCCGACAAAGGCGCAAGGATGCGCGCCCGCTCCTTACAAGGAGCGAATGATGCTACTGCGTGTTGGTAATTGTGAAGCCGAGGTGAAGGTTGCTGCTCTTATGAGCACGCCTCGCCTCGGCTTCACCGATAATTTCTTCTGCGTCTCGCAGGCGTTGGCCCCACACGGCATCGCCCCCATCAAGTACACCGGGGCGTTCTTCGGGCAGTGCCTCCAGCGAACGATGGAGCAAGTCGTGGACACCCACGACGTTGTGCTGACCATCGACTACGACACGATCTTCACGGCGAAGACGGTCGAGGCTCTCCTGGCACTGCTGCTCCACAGCGGCTACGACGCCATCGCCCCGCTCCAGACGAAGCGGGAGGCGAACACGGTCATGTTCGCCCTGGCGGGCAACACGCCCGACGAGAAGACGACGGTCGAGAACGACTGGTTCAGTAAGGTTGTCCAGCCCGTCGAGACGGCCCACTTCGGCTGCACGTTCATCCGCACCGCCGCCATCAAGAAGATGGCGAAGCCGTGGTTCCTGGCCGAAGCCAACGCCGAAGGCACGTTCACGGGCGGCCACATCGACGAGGACATCTACTTCTGGAAGAAGTTCGCTGCCTCCGGCAACCGCCTGGGCATCGCCACGCACGTCAGCGTCGGCCACGCCGAACTGATGATCACCTGGCCCAGCCGGAGCGTCGAGGGTGGCAAGGTGCAGCAGCATACGACGGAGTTCTGGAACGGCGGCAAGAAGCCGCCCGAGGGTGCCTGGGGGTTCGTGCCGCAATGAGAGTTCGCATCGTCAAGCCGTTCGCCGGCTACAAGGAAGGCCAGGAGTTCGAGTGGGGCGACGGAGCCGCCCGCATCTACGTCGCTCGTGGCCTCGTCGAAGAGGTGTCAGAGCGTCGCGTCGAGACGGCGACCGTTGAGAAGCGGATGGAGCGTGCCGCTCTGCCGCCCGTGAGGAGAAGCGGAAAATGACCGTCACGATCACCTACGGCTCGCCGGAGTATCCCCAGAGCGGCGTGACGCCGTATCGGAGCCTCATCCGGCACACGGCTCCGGCCGTCCACCCCGTCACCCTGGCGGAAGCCAAGGTGCAGTGCCGCGTCGATGTGTCGGACGACGATGCCTACATCAGTTCGCTGATCGGCATGGCGACGGAGTACGTTGAGAACGTGCTCGACATCAGCCTCATCTCGCAGACCCTTGAGGCCCGCTACGACTGCTTTCCGCTGTGGGAGATCATCCTCCCCCGCCCGCCGATGGCGAGCGGGGTCGTCACGGTGATTTACCGTGACGAAGCCGGTCAGATGCAGACGATCACGTCTGCGGCTTCGGCGTTTCAGGTTGACCACTACGCCACCCCCGGCCGCATCTACCCAAACTATGAGGGCGTCTGGCCGGCGGTTCGAGGTGACGAGAACAGCGTCATCGTCCGCTGGCCTGCGGGCTATGGCGCGAGTGGCTCCAGTTGCCCGAGCACCGTGAAGGGGCTGATTTTGCTCCTCGTGGCCCACTGGTACGAGATGCGACAGCCGGTCGTGGCTGGCTTCAGCCAGGTGCTGCCGGTGCCGCTGACGTTCAACACGCTGCTGGCTGCCAGCGGCTGGGGTGGATACCGATGAGCGTCCAGGCCACCGTCCAGGCTGTCGTTCGCGCCCGGTCTGTGGCCTCGTCGGGTCTGGCCCAAGAGATGATGGACAACATCGTCTCCTTTGCCTTCGACGTCGGCGACTGCACGAAGGTGTGGAGCGACCGGAGGACGTTCGCAAGCGGCATGGACGAGGTGGACTTCGCGGCCGTCGGCCTCGGCACGGTGAAACTCCTGTGCCTCAAGAACCTCTCCACGACGAATCAGATCGCCATGTCGGCCGGCTGGACGGGCAGCCAGTTCAGCCTCTTCCGGCAGGACGCTACGTCGTGGAACTTCTCGCCGATCATCAACCTCGGCGCCCTGACGCTTCGCGGCTACCCGATCCGCGAGGGCGGGGCGATGCTGCTGTCCTGCCCGAACAGCGGTGGCTTCTCGACGACGGGTGGCGGCAGCGTCCTCCGCATCGGCGGGACGACGGGGCAAGAGTACGAAATCTACGTCATGGGAACCTGACCGATGGCTCTTAACGCCCAGATCACCCTCTCCATCCTGGCCCACGAGACGTCGTCCGGCGACCTGTCGCGGACGCTGCGGGCCACGCCGGCCAACTACGCCCTGTCGCTCGGAGACGGCACGGGGGCGAACCAAGCCCAGGTCGTGTGGAGCGACTCGCGGACGGTCTCCGGCCCCAGCGAGACGCTGACCTTGTCGAGCCTGACTGACACACGCGACGGTGCGTCAGTCTCCGTCGCCCTGACGGCGGTCAAGGTGGCCTACATCCGCAACGCCCATGCGACGACCGCTCTGACGGTGGCGGGCGGCCCGTTCGGCAGCGGCTACACGCTGCCGGCCGGCGCGGCGGCCGTCCACGCCGATCCGTCGGCCGGCGGGCTGGCGGCGACGGCGGTGACCGTCACCGGCGCAGCCTACGACATCGTCCTCATCGGCGAAGGCACGGTCACATGATCATCGGCCAGATGCGGGAGCGGGTGGCGATCAAGTCGCAGACCGAGGTCCGCAGCCCCTCCGGCGAGACGACCCTGTCGTGGAGCACGACCGTCGCCACCGTCTGGGCGAGCGTCACGGGGCTGTCGAGCCGCGACATCCTCCAGGCCCAGCAGGCCAACGTCATCGCCACGCATCGCATCCGCATCCGCTATCGGCCCGACGTCACGCATACCAACCGGCTGGAGTGGCGGGGGCGCACAATGGAGATTGCCAGCGTCGTCGAGCGCGACAACAGGACGGCTCTGGAGATGCTGGCGAGGGAAGTGCAATGATCGAGCAGGGCATCGGGTCGGCGAGGGAACTGGAGGGCGGCGGCACTGCGCTTGAGCGTGCCAACCAGTTCGTTTCCGTCAAGACGGCCGGCGTCCGCGACTTGGTCAAAACCCTCCAGGCTCTCGCCGGCTCGGCGGCGTCGGAGGCTGTGCTGTCGAAGGCCGTGATGAAGGCGAAGAGACCGCTGGAGCAGCACTACGTCGGCCTCGCCAGTCAGCACGAAGCCACCGGCAATCTCGGCCGGTCTGTAACGCACAAGAAGGTGAAGTACCCCGAGGGCATGATCGTCGTCGTCGGCCCCCGCCAGACCGGCCCCGTCGGCTCGACGCGAGACAAGGCTTCAGGCAACCACGCATGGCTCGTCGAGTTCGGCACCGGCCGCCGCAAGCCTGGGTCAAAAGGCCGCCGGGCCTACGTCAACGTACACCAGCGAATCAACGGGAAGATGGCCCGCGCCGGCTCGTTCAACAACACCCAGTTCGAGCAGATGGGGCGAGGGTACTACTTCCTCATGGGCAGCCTGGACGAACGCGCCGGCGCCGGTGGCAAGCCGGGGTATTCCCGCGACTTCTCCGACTCCTACGGCACCCGCGAGCAGCACCCGATCACGCTCAAGCCAGGCGACACCATCGCCCCCATGAAGCCTCTTGGCCTCATGGAGAAGACGATCAACGCCACCGACCGCCAGGTTTTCGAGATTCTCAAGGCTTCGCTTGAGGCTGGCATCACAGCGGCCGGAGGCTGACCATGATCATCAAGCCCGAAGACTACGTCTACTACCGGCTGACCTCGACGCCCGGCGTGGCCCGACTCGTCGGGTTCAAGGTTTATCCGATCGCCGTGCCGAAGTCAGCCGGCTTTCCGTTCATTGTCTACAAGCGGCAGAACATCATCCGCGAGTCGAGCCTGACCGGGCCGATGTTCATGCCGCTCCTGTCGATCCAGGTGGCCTCCTGGGCGCTCACCCACGACGCCGCCAGGGAGTTGGGGGACGAGGTCCGGCTTGCTCTGGATGGCAACACCGGCACCGCGATGGGGGTTACAATCCAAGATATGAGGCTCGTCAGCGAAACTGACGACTTCTTGGACCCGACGGCGATGGGAGCACAACTCCCCCCGGCCTACGAGGTCCGGCAACTGTATCAGATTCGGTGGCAAGAGGCCGCTTCGTAACCCTACAGGTCACGACACTGGCGCAAGGAGGCGCAACAAATGGCTGGTATTTCCGCACAGGGAATGTCGTTCTCGTTCGGTGGGTCGAACCTCACTGTGACGAGCGTCCAGGTCAATGACACCCAAGACCTCATCGACGGCAGCCACCTCGGCATCGCCCCGAACGGCCGACGCGAGTACGTCGGCGGTTTCGCCACCGACCGCGAGGTGCAGGTCGATTACATCTCGACGAACATCCTCACGGCCGGCGCCTCCGGCTCCCTGTCGATCTCCGGCCCGATCTCGTTCAGCGGCAACGCGACCATCGCGTCGTCTTCGATCGGCGGCTCTGTCGGCGCCCTCATCTCTGGGAGTGCGACGTTCCGAGTCGCGTAAGCGATGGCGGGATTCGCAGCCCAAGGGGCAACCTTCACGTTCGACGCAGGCGCTGCGGGGCGCTTCGGCGCCGCCGTTACGTCCTTGTCTGTCTCGTCTCCTGAAGCGGAGGTCGTGGACATGACAGGCGTAGATGACGCGCAGGGCCAGCGGATCATGGTCCCGACCGGCGACTGGTCCGGCGGCAGCGTCGAGGTCGAGTACATCGCGACGCCAAGCGGCGTAGCGCCGGAGGCGTTTGTACGGCGAGTCGGACTTGTGACGTTCGCCTCGCCAAACATGACGGTGTCTAGGCGAGCGGTTCTCATCGCTGCCGACAGGCGTGCCAGCGTCGGCGACTTGGTCAGGGGGTCGCTGCGTTTCATGTTAACCGACTATGTGGAGCAGCAGCCATGACAGTTGCATCGGCACTTCCGCAGCGGTTTGACATTCAAGTCGTCGATGGGGATGCGTTTTCGTTTGACGCTGTGATTGGGCAGAACGTAACTGGTCAAAGCCTCATGGCGACTCTTGTGACTTACGACAGACAACAGGTTGGGATTACGGAGAATCAGCCTGTTTTTAGATATGTGCCAGTTCCTCGCAGCCTGTCGTTTACCGTCACTAACGCCGCCACTGGCGCTGTAACAGTAACGCTGTCGCCTACTGACACGGACGCTGCTGGATCCAGGAGCGAAGGATTAACTGGATGCCTTCCGCACTGGGTTCTGAAAAGCGGCACGAGGACGTACCTCGCAGGGACTGTTGAGGCAGTCGGCATTAGCGGCTGCTCGATCGGCCAATCCACAAGCAATTCATCTGGCGGCGTGTTTCTGTAGTTATCAAGGAGTCCCTGTTTTATGGCTTTGAGCAAGGCAAAGATTCTCGCGGCGAGGGACGTCAAACTCTCCGACCCGGTCCCGGTCCCCGAGTGGGGCGGCGAAGTTCACATCAAGACGCTCTCCGGCACCGAACGCGATGCGTTCGAGGAAGCCTACGCCGAGCAGAAGATGAAGTCGTTCCGCGTTCGCTTCCTGGTGTTGACGCTGGCCGACGAGGCCGGCGAGCGGCTGTTCGCCGACGCCGACATTCCGGCGCTGTCGGGCAAGAGCAGCATCGTCATCAACCGGCTGTTCGAGAAGGCGTGGAGTCACAACGCCTTCACGAATGAGGCGGTGGAGGCGCTGGGAAACGATTCACCGACCGCCCCGAGCGAAAGTTCTACTTCGACCTAGCGCT